CCCCAGGCCCTGAATGACGGAGCGCAAGCCTTCGCCCTTGACGATGGCGTCTTCCAGGCTGCTGGCAAAGGTGGCGCCCAGCTTGTCGAAGTCGCCTTCGACCTTGACCACCCCGTCGCTGATGTTGCCCAGCATGGCGGTGGCGGCCTCGCCGTAGAGTTGCACGGCGGCCGCTGAGTCGGGGTTGCCAAAGGCGCCACTCTGGAATCCCTCGGCCAGCTTCGCCATGTCGGCGCGCTGCTTTTCCAGCTTGGCGGTGGGCGTGCCAGCAATGGCGCTGGCAAAGAACTCGTTTTCCTTGTTCACCGCATCGCCCGCAGCCGTGGCCGCCGCGCGCTTGAGCTTGAGCAGTTCGCCCAGCTCTTTCTCCTGGTCGATGCGCTTGGCCATGCCCAGCACCAGCTCCTGCACCTGGGCGATCTCGCCGGTGGTGCCGATGGTGGTCAGGAAGATGCGGGCTTTTTCGACTTCGGAGAGGTCGAGGCTGGTTTCGGTGGCCTTTTCAAGGCCGCGCACGTATTGCGCCAGGGCCTGGGCGTTGTCATCGATTTCAGTCTTGGCTTTTTTGGGGCCGGTGCCTCCGGCTTTTTTGGGGCCGGTGCCTCCGGCCGGATTGGGGGCGCTCCTGAGGTTTCGTTCGCGCCGCTCGGATGCGAGGAATTCTTCTTTGGCCGACCTGGGCTGCGTGTCCGCTGCGTTGAAGGCGGCCTTTGCCTTTTTCAGGCGATCCGCAGCTTTGTCAATTTCCGCGTCGAGATTGCCCGCGAAGTTAAACAGTCCGCCCTTGCGCGACTGCAACGCTTTCAGCGCCTTGTCTGCGTCGATGACTTCGGAAGCAAGGACGGCAAGACTGAAGTTTGATTTGAGGCTCCGAAAGTCGGCAAAGAGACTGTTAAGCACCGGGACCAGATCGGATACAAGATCCCGTGCCGCGTCGGTGGCGTTTTTCGACAGCTCGGCCAGTTCCTTGTTGAACCGCTCGGCCTCGTCGGCTTGGACCTTGGTGACGGTGCCAACGAGCTTCCCTGCCTCAGCCAGGTCTTTCAGCCACGGCCCCGCCTCGCGGATGGACTTGCCGAACAGCTCCTGCACCAGCCGGGCCTTGTTGCCGTCGTCGTTGAAGCCCTGCAGCGCGCGGCCCACCTGCTGCAGTGCGGTGACGGGGTCGACGCGGCGCAACTCCTCGGCGCTCAGGCCGATGGCATTGAGCGCCTGGCTGATGCCGTTCTTGCCGTCGGCTTCCTTGAGCGCGCCATTGAACTTGACCAGGATGGGCTGCGCCTCGGCCAGCGTGCGGTTGTTGGCCCGCAGCGCGTTCTCCAGCGCGCTGATCTGCTCCCCGCTGCTGCCGGTGCCCTCGGCCAGGTCCTTGATGGCCAGCAGCGCGTCGTTGGTGCTGGTGATCCAGGACGTGACGGCGCCCACCGACAGGCCCGCCGCCAGCGCGCCGCCGATGCTGCCGGCCACGGCGCGCACCTGCGCGAAGGCGCGCTCCATGCGCGCGGCGTCCTTCTCGGCCAGCCGCACAGCCTTGTCCATGCCGGTCTGCAGCCCAGCCAGTTGGGCCTTGAGGTCGATCGACAGCGAGGCGTAGGGCATGGGTCAGGTCTCTCCGGGCTTGCGGTAGGTCTTGATGATCAGCAGGCGGTGCAGGAACAGCTCGAGCCCCGCGTCTGGCACGCCCAGCAGCGCGGCCACCGGCTCCACACCGGCCCAGTCCACCGCGCCCATGCCGTTGCTGAGCATCAGCCACGCCTTCCAGGCGGTGAGGCTGTCGGGGCTGGGTGGCTCTGGTGTCTCGCCCTCGTACTTGATGCCGTGCCGCGCATCCAGCAGGGCCATCAGTTTCCCGAGGCAGCCTCGCGCGCCTGGATGTGCTCGGCGCACATGGCCTTGACCTTGTCGGCCACGGCGCGGCACCAGGCGGTGTGGTCCTTGGCCAGCTCCTGCCAGAGAACGGGGTCGAATGGCACCTCCGCTGCGCCGGCCTCGGGCCCCGGCACGTCGGCCTCGGTAAAGCCCTGCCAGCCCACGGCGCAGGCCAGCATGTCGGCCAGCTCGCCCTCCAGCAGCAGGCGCGGAATCTCTACCTCCGGCGGCCGGCGCACGCGCACGGTCTTGCCGTTGGGCAGATCGACACTGGCCTCGCGGCCGGCCAGCAGCCGCGCGTGCATGGTCATGGGTGCGCCGCTCATGCCGTCAGACGTTGGGCTTGACCACCAGGGCCGGGCAGATGATCGAGAACGAGCCCGTGCCCAGGCTGCCGACGTCGACCTGCTCGCCGTAGACCGACGGTACGCCGTAGGCCACGCGCAGCACCTGGCTGCCCTTGGTGATCTTGATCAGCACGTTGGAGCCGTTGCGCGCGGCGCGCGTCAGGAAGGCCAGCGCGCTGCCCTCGATCTCGGGCGTCTTGATGTTGATGGTCAGGTCTTCGGCGGCGTTCAGGCCGGCGATGTTGCGCACCTTGTTGAGGTGCAGGCGCGAGTCGTCCAGCGTGGCCGCGGCGCCGCCGCCCACGGCATAGCCGCCGGCCTCGTCCAGCAGGCCCCAGGTGGCCGCCAGCGTCAGCGTGGGGCCGGCCGTGAAGGTGCTGTAGTTGGTGGTGTCCAGGCCGTTCAGCGTGAACGTGTTGGCATCGGTGTCGGTGCAGTACACGGCCTGCCCGTCCAGCTCCACCATGCCGCTGGTGGCCGTCCAGTAGCCCACGTCGCCGGTGTCGACGGTGTGGCTGGTCAGCGTGGCGACGCCGCTGGTGGCCTTGGTCACGGCGGTCGGCGAGATGGCCGAGTCGAAAGTGAGGGCGACTTCGATCTTGCAGTTGCGCCCGACGATGGTGGTCATGGTTCAGGTCCTTTCGGGGGTGGTTTCGGGCGTCGCCCGGCGGGGGAACAAGAAGGCCCGCACGCGGCGGGCCTGGGGTTGGGTGGCGGCGGCGGGCATCACTCCCACCAGTCGGCCGTCAGGATGGTGGCGTCCAGCCCGGTGTCGGGGCTGATGCCGGTGACGCGGCTGGTGCACACCACGCCCTCGGCCAGCAGCGCGGCGCGCACCTGGTCGGCCACGGCATCGGCCGCGGCGGATGTCTCGGCCCAGCACTCGATGCGGAACTGCACGTTGTTGGCCAGCAGGTTGTTGTTCAGGCCGTATTCGGGCGCGTGCTGAGAGGTGTAGACCAGGTAGGGCGGCGGCTCGCCCTGGTCGATGGCATTCTGGGCGATGCGGTCATCCACCAGCGCGGCCAAGCCGGCGTAGGCCTCCAGCACGGCCTGCAGGTCGCTCTCGGCGCTCATGGGGTCTGGCCCTTGTTCAGCTTGTCGATGGCGGGCTGCAGCTTGGCGGTGAAGACCTTCAGCGCCTCAGCCAGCCGGTCGGCGCCGGACTGCAGGAACCGGAAGCCGCTGCGGATCTTGACGTCGGTGCTGCGGTTGAGCTCGCGGCGCTGCCGCTGGCCTGCCTTGCCGCGGCCGCCGGTGTCGTTGCCGGCCGGGTTCCAGCCGAACTCGAGCCAGCGCCAGTAGAACGGGTCGCTGCTGCTCCTGGCGCCGCGCGCCGCGCCCTTGGCGGGCCGCACGTTGACGAAGACGCCCACGTCGCCGGCCCGGCGGTCGCGCTTGCTGGTGCGCACGACGATGGCCTTCTTGACCGTGCCGGGCTTGCGGTACGGGGCACGCAGCGCGTTCTCCGGCGTCAGCACCGGGGCGTTTACCCGGGCGGCGTCGCGCACCACTCGGGCGCCGGCCGCCAGCGCGTTGCGCAGCGCGCGCCGGCGCAGCTTGTCGGGCAGCGCCAGCAGCGCGGCCTTGAAGTCCGGCAGGCCCGTCACCTTAGCCTCGACCATCGCGCACCCCCGTGAGGCATGGCAGGTCCAGCCATTCGCGGTTCGCACTAGGGACGGGTGCGCCCGCGATGTCGTAGGGCGTGTCCCACTCGTCCAGCACGCGCATCTCGGCGCCCACGTCGGTGCGGTGCCGGATGCGCCACACGAAGCCCAGCTCGGCCTGCAACTGGCTGGCCGCGAAGAACTCGCGCCCGGCCTTGGGCATGGGCTTGGCCCACACGGTGGCCAGCGTGGTCCAGGCGCCGTTGTTCTGGCCGCGCCCGTCCTTGCCGGCGGCGCGGTACTGGATGCGGATGCGGCGGTCCAGCTCGCCGGCGTTCAGGGGCATCGCTCAGACCCTCCACTGGCGGTAGGGGTCGAGCAGGCGCTCGTGGAAGCCGCCCGGCAGGTCGGACACGCTCACGCCGGCGACGATGGCCTCGCGGTGCTTGTACAGCGTGCCGATCTCGAGCTTCATCCAGGCGCGGATGGCCGCAGGCACGCTGGCGCCGCTGGCACCGTACCCGGCCACGAAGGTGACGGTGACGGCGTTGGCCGTGTCCAGCGTGGTGGGCCAGGCGCTGAGGCTCTCGGCCATCAAGAGCCAGCCCGGTGCGGTGGTGGTGTCCAGGCTGTAGTCGGTGCTGGCCATGGTCTGGCTGTCGCCGTCGCCGTCGACGTAGACCACGCTGGTGATGCTTTGCACCGGCGGCATGCCGAGCTCGATCTCGTTGGACGGGAAGGCGTCAAGCACGCGGGCCCAGGTCTGCGTGATGAGCGCGCGGCCCAGCAGGTGCTCGGCCCGCTCGCGCGCCGACTGGATCAGCGCGGTGATCAGGTCGTCGTCGACCGTGTGCTCCACGCGCAGGTGCAGCTTTGCCTCGGTGAGCGTGATGGGCTCGGCGGCCGGGGCGGTGACGAGCTTCAGGGTCATCGGGTGCTCCGCTGGATGTTGGCCGGCCGGCCGTAGCCCTGCAGCCGGCGGCCGGATGGCGGCGCAGACAGCACGGTGGGCGCCGGCGTGCCGCCGTAGGTGAGCGTGACGGCCTGGCCGGTGAGGGCGTAGCTGCCGTAGGCGGCCGTCAGGCTGGCCGGCGCGTCGAAGGCGGCGTCCTGACCCGTGAGGCTGTAGCTGCCGGCCGCCAGCGCCATCTGGCGCGCGATGCGCAGCGCCGCAGCTTGGCCACTCAGCGCGTACAGCCCCTGCTCAGCCACGATGCGCCGCGCGGCCTGCAGCGCAGCCGATTGCCCGGTGAGCGCGTAGCTGCCCTGCCCCATGGCGATGGAGTAGGCGCCGGGCGTGGTGTACAGCAGCGCCACGTCCTGGCCGGTGAGCGTGTACGCGCCCTGTGCCAGCGCCAGCAGCCTGGCCGCGCGCAGGGCCGCCGCCTGCCCGCTCAGCGTGTAGCTGCCGGCGGCGCAGGTGATGGCGTAGTCGGCATAGGCGGTGCTGCCGGTGAGCGTGTAGCTGCCCTGCGCGCAGGCGATGTTTCGCCCCTCGAGCAGGCTGGCGGTGCTGCCGCTGAGGGTGTAGCTGCCCTGCGCCAGGGCCAGCTTGCGTCCGGCCTTGGTGCCGGCAGTTTGGCCGGTGACGGTGTAGCTGCCCTGCGCGCAGGTGAGCGTGTAGCCGCTGGGTGCTGCCGCCGCATGCACGAATACCGGGACGATGTAGTTGCCGACCGTGAAGTTGTGCGTCCAGTTGAGCGTGACGCTCGTCGCGCCGTCCTTGTAGACGCACGCCTCCACCGCCTGGACCCCGGCGTTGGTGTTGGCGCCCAGGCTGGTGGGGCTCGTCGCCGTGATGGTGATGCTGGCTTCGGTGCTGACGAAAACCAGCGCCTTGCTGTCGGTGTCGGACGTGTACGGCCCAGCGGCCTTGGTGCCGCTGCCGGAGGCCAGCGTCTGTTCGGTGCCAACGCTGTAGCGAGGCGATCCGGTGCAGCCATGCCACACCTCGACAATGCACCCGGGGCGCTTGTCTCCGTTGCTCATGCTCAGCGTCACGGTCACGTTGCCGCTGCCGATGGCGCTGTCGCTGGTGATGACGTAGGTGGCCACGTCGCCGCCAACGGACGGGCGCGTGCCGGACTTGACCAGGGTGGCCGCCGCTCCGTTGACGGTGCAGCCGGTGATCGTGGTGCCGGCGCCGGTGTTGTGCTCGCCGCCGTGGATGATGACGACGGTGTCGGGATCGTTGCCGATGTCGACGGTGCCGCCAGTGCTTGACGCGAATGCGCCCGCCGAAAAACTGGCGCCGCCGTATCTGGTAGGTGCAGCCATGTCAGACGGTCTCTGTGGCGTAGAAGTGCACGTCGCTGGTGGCGCCGGGGATGAGGAAGCAGCCCTTCAGCAGCGTCGAATAGCCAAATCGCCCGAACAACCCGTTGGCATCGCTGACCGGCGGCGTGACCGCATTGCCGCCCGCAACCGTGAGCGCGCCGCGCACCCAGGGCGCGCTCGGGTCGGCCGGGTTGCTGGGCGTCAGCGTGCTGATCTGCGTGGTGTTGCTCGACTGCTGGTACAGCAGCAGGTGACCCAGTTCCGGCGACCACGCGAAGCCCGTGCCGACGAAGTTCGCGTTGGTAAGCCCACTGGCAAAGCTGCCGCTGAGCGTGGGCGCCCCCTCGGCGTAGCTGCCCTGGTCGATGCGCACGATCTTCAGCGTGCCGGCCGCCCACATCGCCAGCACGTCCATGCTCGGGATGTAGACCATCGCGCCGCCCGACGTGATCCACCCGTAGTCGTTGGAGCCGCGCCCCTGCGCGGTGCCAGCGTCCACGTCGATCTGGATCAGCCGCGACGACCCGTGCCCCACGCACCAGATGCTGCCCTGCGCGCCGCGCGTGGGGTCGTAGCAGGCCGCGCCGTCGTGCGCAGAGCCGGTCCCCTGGCCGGCGATGGCCGAGTAGTCGCAGAGCAGGTGGGCCTCGCCGCTGGAGTCCAGCCAGTGGGCCTCCTTCTTGCCGCCGCCGGTCGGTGCGGTGTAAAAGTGCCCGGTCCTGCGCGTGATGACAGGGCCGAGCCCAGGGACGAAGGTCTGGTTGTTGTAGCTGTGCACCGCGCGCAGGCGGCCGTCGAAGTAGACGCCTGAGGTCTCCAGCCCGTCGCGCGTGGTGCCGGGCTCGATGGGCGGGGTCCAGTCGCCGCCGTTGGCCGGGTCGCTGCCGGTGGGCGGACGCACCATCACCCAGGTCGGCGCCGCGTCGGCCAGGCGGATGCGGTACGGCTCGTTTCCACCGTAGTCGGTGTGGCCGCCACCCAGAGGCATCCACCACGTGCCGGTGGCTTCGTCCCACACGCCGCCGGTCCAGGCAAAGAGGCCCAGCGTCTGCCCGCGCGCGATGAAGTCGGCACCCGGCGGCGCGATGTCGGTCGCGCCCGCAGTGGGGTCGATGTCGGTCAGCTGGTTGGTGGCGGGAACGACGGCCCAGGTGTTCGCCGCCATCTCGCGCCGCCAGTACGGCAGCACGCTGTGCCCGATCCTCAACCCACGCCCCACGCGCCGCCCCGCTCAGGCCCGCGGCGGGATCTTGACCAGCGCGCGGGCCAGCTCGGCGATGCGGCGCTTGAGCTGCGACCAGTGCGGGCCCCAGACGGCCTCGATCTCGGCCGCCAGGCGCAGTTCTTCGGCCTGCGCCGCCTGCGTGGCGGCGATGGCCGCGTCCAGCTGCTGCTGCAGCGGCGCCGCGCGCTCGTAGGCCGCGTCGCGCGCATCGCACAGCGCGTGGTAGGTGGCGGCCATCTTGGCTCGCTCATCGCTGTCCTGGGACAGCAGTTGCTCGATGGTGGTGGTCATGCTTGTCCCCGTGTGCGGAGGGTTGGGAAGTACATCAGCTCGTGCAGCCCGCGCGCCCGCAGGCGCACGCCGCTCTGCGCTACGGCAGGCTTGCCCTTGATGGGCACACCCTCGCCGTCCAGCCAGGCCAGCGTGAGCTCGGCGCCGCACTGCGTGCGGATCACCAGCAGGTGCCCGTTGGTGGTCACCTCGGCCACGGTCTTGCCACGCAGGCGGCTGGTGATGTCCATCAGGCCAGCTGCCAGAGGCCGTTGCTGGCGTCGAAGTCCAGCGTGAAGGTCTCGGTGTCGGCCAGCGTGATGCTGCTGCCGTAGTCGTACCAGCAGACCAGCGCGTCGGCCGGCGAGGTGGCGCTGTCGTTGTAGATGTCCACGTACCGCAGCGGGCCCACGCTGGCGCCGGTGGCCGTGAACACCTCGTCGGCGATGGTGACCTTGGCGGTGCCCGTGGTCTCGCTGAGCGTCACGGTGTCCAGCGCCAGGCCGCCGCCGGCGCCGGCGGTGTAGCCGCCGCCGGTGCTGATCTGCGTCAGGTCCGACAGGATGGTGTTGGTGGCCGTCGGCGCGGTGTTGCAGAAGACGGCCTTGAAGGTGTGGCTCGACCAGTTGTGCACACCCTTGCACAGCTGCTCGACGTAGTCCTGGTGCTTGTTGTAGCTGGCCATGGTGGCTTGGTCCTTTCAGAAAGCAGGGCGGCCGGCGCGTGCGCTGTGCACGGCCGGCCGCTGCGGGGCTCAGGTCAGGTTGCTTCAGGCCGGCGGGTTGGCGGTCGCGCCGACGGCCGGATGACCCAGGATCGCCACTGCCGAGATCAGCGCCGCCGAGGCGTTGTTCGCCGGCGTGATCGTCAGCTTCGTGTAGCGCTTCGACCCCTTGTAGCCCAGCTTCCGGCACTCGTTGTCGTCGTCGAACTGGAAGCCGGCCAGCGCCTCGGTTCCGATCAGATCGGCGTCGGCGACCGCGGTGTAGGTGCCGCCCGACGTGTCGCACTCCTCGAGGAGCACGGCGAACGTGGTGTCGGCGTCGGCCACGGAGCCGATCGAGATCACGTAGGTCAGCGAGTCGAAGCCCTTGCGGTCCACGACCTGGCCCACCTGGGCGGTGTTGTCGGCGACGCTGACCGGGCTGATGGCCCGCTTCACGTCGATGCTGTTCATCAGATCCTTCATGGTGCTCTGTCCTTTCGATGTTGGGTGTGCGGCCGCTGCGTGCGGCCGCTTCAGGCTTCTTCAGCCGATCAGGAGGTCGCGCACTTCAGCGCCTTCAGCGCCTCGAAGTTCGCG